ATTTTTGTATAATTTTTTGTATATTGGGTAAAATTAGATACTCTATTTCTATCGCCTTTGCCATTCATGTCATTTTCCTTTCTTTCTTTTAATATTACGTTAGTAATATATTTCTTTCTTTTATATATATATATATATATATATTAGACCAAGCTTACTACGTACTAACAATATAAGGCTTAAAGTACTATTTGTCAAGCATTATTTTAAAAAAGATTTCTCTTGGTTTATATTTTAGGGTGTTTTATATTCTTTCATGAAAAAGAGTAATAAACAGGATGCTAGGCGACATTGTGCTAATTGGAACGGTGGTAAGTGTTTAGGCGCAATGATGTATCGTGAAGACGGTGTTTTGAGATTTGTTCTTGATAAGGACAAGGCAGATAAAGACTGTGCAGTAGAAAAGGGATGTGATTATTTTGATAACATAGTAATACCGGGGATGAATGAAAATGGCATACAATAAAAACGTTACACCAAAACAGATAAAACGAATGGAAAGTATAATAAACGAAGTAAAGAACAAACAAAGACCTATCAGGGCAGAAGTAATGCCTTGTACTGTCCCAGCTTGGGGCTCAATGAGAAAAGAAGAAAAGGAGAAAGAATGCGAAAAATAGATATTGGCGGTCACGAATATAAAGTAAAATTCATGGATGGCGAAAAAAGCGGTGATGGGAATAAGTATTTGTTCGGGATGAACAATCCGCGTACTTGTGAAATTTTCTTAGATGAGAAGCTTGTTACGTCAAGAAGGAATGAAACTTTCTTACACGAAGTAATTCATGCAATTCTTGTAAATACCGGCTGCGCCCACGATGAGGGGCTTATAGAAACCCTTGCTAACGGTTTTCATCAATTAGGTGTAGGAGAGTACTTGTGGCGAAAAACGGGGAGATAGTTAAGATTATTGAATCTGGCTATCCTGTGATGATGGAAAGATTCTCAGATATAACCAAAGAACAATATGATCTGTTTTGCCGAAAGCAATATGATTACGGTTGTGGCAATATAACGCTTGGCGGTGATCTAGATAATGATGAAGACAGAATGTTTGCGCTGACTGCCTTGGTGATTAGAATGAATGACAAAGTGAACAGGCTGAAGAATATCATTGTAAAACATCGTGGCGAGAATGCTGTGGAAGATGAAACATATATGGATGCTTTTAAGGATTTATCCGTGTATGGAGTTATTGCGCAGTTAGTTGCGGAGAAAGTTTGGGGAAAATGAAAACACTGTTTCTTTATGTAGAATCATTATTCTTAAAATTGATTCTTAGAGTAAGTTGGTTTTTAATCAATCAAGGGAGAAAAAGAGTATGAAGTGGACTAAAGCTGAAATGAATATAATAAGTCAGTACACAAGAACGATGAAAAGCGTTAAAGACATTTGTTTTGAATTGGACGCTTCTGGATTTATGCGTACATATAAATCCGTTACTCGCAAAATAGAATCTATGGGATGGTCTAGGCCCACCGATGTAACTAATACTGGCCTTCTTCCTAGGATATTGATTTTTGATATAGAAACAACTCCTATGCCTGTATGGGTATGGGATTTTGGAAAGCAATATGTTCCGCACACCAATATTGTAAGAGATAAGTCTGGTGGTCAAAAATTTTGGTATGTACTCTCTTGGGCTGCCAAATGGCTTTATGACGAAAATATCTTATCTGACGTTCTTACTCCAGAGGAAGCGGTTGCTAGGGATGATAAAAGAATATTGGATTCTGTGTGGAAGCTGATTGATGAAGCTGATATTGTAATTGCTCACAACGGCGATCGGTTTGACATAAGGAAGCTTAACGCAAGATTCATACTTAATGATATGAATCCACCATCTCCATATAAATCAATAGACACTCTTAAGATTGCAAGAAAGGAATTTGCATTTAGTTCTAATAAGCAAGATTTCCTTACTAAGACATTTGGGCTTTCGGAGAAACTGAAGACTGAGTTTCAATTGTGGATTGATTGCATGAATGGTAATAAAGAAAGATTAGCTGAAATGCTTAAATACAACAAAGGTGATGTCGTGGGCTTGGAACAGCTTTATCTTAAACTGAGGCCATATATCAAGAATCATCCAAATCTTGGAGTATTGATGGATACTAGTGTTTGCCCTTCATGTGGAAGCAAGAATATTAAACCATCCGATGCTACATACTTTACAAGCTCTAATGAATTTCCTGTTTACAGGTGCGGAGGATGTCATTCACCGTTCATAAGAAGCAAATCTAGTATAAGCACTGGTTCAACGGAATTAAGGAGTATTGCGAGGTAATACTTGACAAAAGTGTATTTAAGGATTATATTATAATATATGCTTGTTCGTAAAATAAAAAAGATTGAGCATGTAGTATATGAAAGCGAGAAGGAGTTTCGCCAATACTGTCCTAATAATGATTTAACTCGCAATTGGAGGGATGGCACCGAAGGTAGCTGGGTAACGACTGACGACGGAAAGGTCTGTCAAGTTCTAAAGCGGGGTGAGCTTAGAAACAGTCAGTCTACGGGCGTGTGTAATTACTATGTTAGGACAGCTATTGGCTCTTTTATTTGCAGAGATGGAGTGAAGATGGAAGGAGACTTTAGAAAGAACATGTACTCTTTCGGGTCTGACGAAACTTCTCTGTACCAACAAAAGATACATAGAAAGAAACCCACTAGAAGGGAATTCTTGTTTGCTAAGTATGTTGCACAGGGTGATGGCATCTCCGAGGCATTTATTAAGGCATACCCAACCAATAATGAAAAGTATGCAGATTACCAAGGTAAAATTTTATTAAGTACCGAAAGGGTTAAGAATTTGATCAGAGAAGAAGTAGACAAGGTTTTACATGAAGCTGAGATAACTCCATTGTATTTACTTGAGAAAATGAAATCTGTTATAGATAATAGAAGCGCTCAAGATAAAGATAAGATACAAGCCATTAAAACACTAATGCAAATAAGCGGCATGATGGAGACTGACAAGCGAACTGAATCTGTTACGTTATTTCAAGGATTTACAAAGGAGCAACTAGATGCTATCCAAGGCGGAAATTCAAAAAAACTCATCGAAGCTTCGAGAGAAGTCGAGAAATAAAGATTGTATAATATGTGGGTTCTCAATGTGGGAGCATACATCTATATGGTACAACGTCTCAGAAGATTATTTTTCTGTAGAGTGCTGTGAATGCTTTTCATCTTATGATGAAAACTTTGAAATAAAAATGCCGGGATTAATATTTAATTATGGAGAATCATGATGAAAACAGTTAAATTCGATTTAATACTAAAAGTACATAATGATTTAAAAGAAAGTAAATTAAAAGGTGCTTTGGAAGATTATGTGATAAACAATAAGGTTGCTGAAAATCTTGTTCAAAAGGTTATAGGCGAAATTGACCCTCCAGAGAGTTTTTTTGTGAAGTCAATGGAACTAAAGAGCAAGAGAAAGGCCAAAAAGAATGCCGTGCAAAGTAGCAAGAAAAACGGTATACGTGAAAAAGAGTGGGACGTGGTCTAGAAATGAAACTAGCTGTATACGGAACACTTAGAAATGGTAATGAGAATACTGGTAGAGTAAACAATACTTCACTTGTTTATCCCGGCCATCAAAAGTTTCCTGCCATGATACAGGATTACAAAGGTAAGGGAACGGTTGTTGAGGTTCATGATGTAACTAGCGAGGATTTAGCACAGTATGATTTATACGAAGGCGTTATGACGGGATTGTACGACAGGGTGGAAGTTGATGTTGATCTTGATTCTGGAGAGCGGGAAAGAACTTGGGTGTATGTTGCTGGTCAGAAACTTCTTGATATGGTAGATATTTTTGAAGAGATTCCAAATGGAGATTGGTACGATAGAAAAGTTTAATATAATTCCAAATGATCTAAATGAAAAAGAGCGTGTACTCAACATGGCCTCGAAAGATCTGATTGCGTTTGGCCAGCTTTTTCTTCCGGATGACTTTATGAAGTCAAAGCCGGCTCCGTTTCACCATGAAGTTGGAGGATTGTTTTTAGATAATACTATAAGAAGGCTTTGTCTTGTATTGCCTCGCGGTCATACTAAATCTACTTTGGCTAAAGCTGCCCTACTGCATAGAATATGTTTTAATCCAAAAGGTAAAAACGAATTTGCAGCTTGGGTATCAGAAGAACAGGGACAGGCAGTTGACCATCTTAAGTATATTAAAAGCCATATAGAATTTAATTCTGCATTAAATTATTATTTTGGAGATATGGCTGGTAATAAATGGACTGAAAAAGAAATCACTACTTCTAAGGGTGATAGAATCATAGCCAAAGGGACAAGCCAAAGACTTCGTGGTAGATCAGAGCTCGGTCTTCGTTATACAAAAATTATTCTTGATGATTTTGAGTCTGAATTGAATACTAAAACACCGGAAAGGCGCAAGGAGATTAAGGAATGGCTTATGTCTACAGTTTATCCGGCGCTCGAAGAGTCCAAGGGAAACGAGGGCTCTATATGGCTTATAGGAACAATCGTCCACTACGATTCTGCTTTGCAGGGAATATATGATGGCTATCTCCAAGCAAAGGAAAACAAAGAAGACTATACTTGGGAAATGGTATTTCACAGGGTAATAGAGAATGATAAGCCATTGTGGCCTTCTTATTTTCCAAAGGAAAAGATAGCAAGTATAAGAAAAGATTATGAGTATGTTGGTCAGCTTCATAAGTTTGCCCAAGAGTATATGAATGATGCCAGAGATTTAGAAAGTGCAAAATTTAAAATAGATAAGATTAATTATTTTGATGGACAGTTTAAAGGTAAGAATAATCAAGCCTATATTATTACAAAAAAAGATGCTATTCCTGTCAATGTATATATGGGTGTCGATTTGGCTTACGAATCTTCCGCCAAACATGATTATCAGGTTATTGTTGTTTCTGGCATTGATAGTGATAAAAATATTTATGTGATAGATATTTTCCGAGAGCATATTCCGCTTTATGATATGCCAAGAAAGATATTTCAATATGCAAAAGAATACCAACCAATGAGAAGGGCAAACGTAGAACATGTTGGAGCACAGGGAATAATCCGAGATGCTGTGAATGAGTTATCTGGCAAGGATAGAAAGATGGCTCCCGGGATAGCCCGTGGTGTTAGACCGCCTTCTGGTATTAAGAAAGAAGATAGATTAGAATCTCTTCTTTGTCCAATAGTAAACAGGGGAAAGCTTTATATAAAGAAACAACATAGTGATTTAGTTGATGAAATGTTTCATTTCCCAAAAGCAAAGAACGATGATATACTTGATGGACTTTGGTATTCGGTAATAAACGCAAGAGCTCCCTTGAGTGTTAAATTTGATGCTGAGAATTTTGAGGAAACGATTGAAGAGAAAAAAGAATTTTTAGGTAGAAAGATAATGAGAAGTTGGATTACTGGTCAAAGAATTTAAAAAAAATAAAAAAAAGACTTGACAAAGGCATGTTTTACGCTTATATTATATAATATAAGTTAACTTTACGTATTCGGGGGATTTAATATCGCTAGTGAACAAGATTTTGCGCAGGTAGATGAGGCACAAAAGAATTTAGATTTGTGGAAAAGATGGCGTGATGCTCGGTCAGAGTGGGATATCGAGGCAAGAGATGCCGTTGATTTTGTCCTAGGAAACCATTATACTCAAGAAGAGTCTGACGCTTTGAGTGCTGTTGGGCAGGGTGATTTTATTATTGACAGAGTCTATGCTGCTGTCGATAAACTCAAGTCTTTACTTACCTCAAGGAATCCAAAGTTTTCTGCTATCGGGAGAGAGGATTCGGACAATAAACTTGCCGAAGTTTGGAAAACAATATTAGAATATTGTTGGGATATTTCCGATGGCGACATGCAGTTTAAGCAGGCTGTTCACGATTATGCTATAACTGGGATGGGATATTTTTATGTATATATAGACCCCGAGGCTGATTTTGGCAGGGGCGATGTTAAGTTTACCTACCTAAATCCATTCCGGGTTTATGCCGACCCCGCATCTAGAAATAGATACTTTGATGATGCGTCTTCTATTATTCTATCTACAGTACTTACAAAAGATCAGGTTATTTCTTTATACCCAGAAATAGAAGAATCTTTACCAGAAATAGATACCATGACACAGGAAGACGATTATCCGTCGTCGGGTAGAAAGAATTCTTCTGGATCGTTTACTCCAGATGTGGTAAAGGATTCAGATACCTTTGGGTCTGAAAAATATAGAATACTTGAAAGATTTGAGAAGGTTAAAGTACCATATTATAGACTTTTTAACAAGCAAAGTGGCGAAGAAAAAGTTGTTGATATGCAAACCTTTGAGCAAATTGTAAACAAAGATTCGCATTTAATAGAATCGGGATTGGTAGAAGCCGTTGAAATAATGCAAACGCGTATTCAGATGACGGCTACAATGGGGCAGTTCTTGCTTTATCAACAAATCCTCAATACTGATGTTTATCCTGTGATACCAGTCCCGAATATTTGGACAAATACGCCCTATCCAAAATCAGATGTAAACAAGGTTAAAGATTCTCAAAGATTAATCAATAAACTTTTTTCTTTAACTTTAAGTCATGCTCAGGCATCAGCCGGGCTTAAGCTTCTTGTCCCAGAAGGAAGCGTTGATGACGTTGGTCAATTAGAAAGAGATTGGGCCAACCCTAATGCGGTATTAGAATATAACCCAGAATTTGGGGAACCTCATTTCCCAGCTCCACAACCACTCGCCGGAGAATTTTATCATTTAATAGATAGAGTGGAACATTATATAGATTTAAATTTTGGAATTCCTGAATTAATGCAGGGATTCAAGGAAAAAGCTCCCGATACAGTAAGGGGAACAGCTATGCTTTCGGAAATGGGAGAAAGCCGTGGTCGTTCTAAATTAAAAGATATAGAGGGAAGCTTAAACCAACTTGGGAGATGTATATATAATATAGCAAAAGGACATTATACATTCCAAAAAACATTTAGAATCGTGCAACCTAATAATGACTTAACTGAATTTGCAGTTAACAATAGGTTGTATGATGATAAGTCCAACGAACTGCAGACCATAGAAAATGATATTTCTTTAGGTCAGCATGACGTTCGTATTATATCGGGCTCAACATTGCCGTCAAACAAGGTAGCTGAATACAATATGTATCTTGAGGCGTATAAGTTGGGACTGGTAGATGATGTCGAAGTCTTAAAGAAAACAGAGATTTACGACAAAGAAGGTGTATTGCAACGCAAGGGCATGATGGCGAAAATGCAGTCATACATACAACAACTAGAAGGTCAAGTAAAAGAACTCACAGGTGATTTGCAAACGGCAGACCGTGAAGCGGTTCACGCTAAGAAGCAAGTTATCACAGAGAAATTTAAGACCGATTTGAATGAGATTGCCTCTGACGCTAAGTATAAGGAAAGAGTCAAGATTAATCAACTAGAAGGTGTGATTGATAAAGCGGATGTTCGTGCTGAAGCTGCGTTAGCTGTACAAAAGGCGAATAAAGGGAGCTCCTCCAAGAGAGGGAGCGCACAAAATAAACAATAATCATAGGTTTAACTTCTTCGCGGTATCTACGGGTGTTGCGAGTTAAAGAAGAAATCTAAAAGGAGGTTATATGGAAGAACAAGTGCAAAATAGTGTAGTTGAAGCGCCGGAGGCAAACGCTGGGGCGAATCCAAGGGAGGGTTTAGATGTTTCTATGCCCGATGTTGAATTAGCATCAGAAATGCCAAACGTGCAAGATTCTGTAGTAAATGAAGGCAATAAAAGGCCGCCTAATTTAATTGTTAAAGAAGGCGACGATAGCGAAATTGACTATGGAACTGACTGGGAAAATGAAACTCGTAAGTTTCAGTCTATGTATGATAAGCAAAAGGCTGATTACGATAAACTTCAAGGCGAGTACCAACAACTTGCTCCAATGTCTGAACTGCAAAGGGTTCTTGAATCAAGACCTGATGTAGTTGAGGCAATAAGAGATAAGTTAGAGGGGAAAGGCAATCAGGAAACTATACGCGAACAAGATGATCCCAACGCAGTTGACGAATCATCTTTTGACCCATGGGAAGCCTATTACAAGCCTGAGTCTGCCTCATATAAGATGAGGACATCTCAGGAGAAGGCTTTAGTAGACGAGGCTGTTGGACAACATATGTCTCAGATACAAGGCCAAGTTGCGTTGCAAAATTTGCGCAATGAGTTATCTAGTAACTACAACATGCAGGATGAAAAGGATATCAGTGAATTTATTGAATTTGCGACTACACCAAGAGATCAGTTACCAATTGATCTGTTAATTGACGTGTATCGTAAATATTATAATAAAGGAAGTGATAACGTTTCTCCGAACATGGAAGCAGTTAAGGCAGCTCAAAGCATTCCACGGACTGCTGGAATTCTTCAAGGTGGCGAACCACCAAGGAAGAACGAACAGGATTCCGCTTGGGATAGAATTTTGCAAGCTGGGCAAGCGGGGAGAATTCCCTAATTAAAAATAATCAAAAATAGGAGGTAACACATGGCTGTTACAAGTGGAGTAAAATCCAGTTATGACATTACAGCTGCTGCTGCTACTGCTGGTATTGGGCAAGCGCCTGATCGCCGCCGATTATACGATTTTTCAGACCGAGTTGCCGAATTGGCACCAGAGGAATCGCCGTTTTTTGTATATCTTTCAAAAGTTGCAAAAGTACCAACGGACGATCCTGTATTTCGGTTCTTAGAAAATCGTTCTAAGATTGATTGGACTACTCGTAACTTTAAATTAGCTGCTGACGTAAATGGAGGTTCTGCCGTAAGTGCGGGAAGCTCTTATCTGTTTACAGTTGATTCTGATAGTGCTTCGGGTGGAACAGCTTCTGGCGGTGCGTCGGTTGATTTCCTTACAAAAGGAATGGTTTTTGCCGTTAATACCGTTAGTGGAGCTGCTGGCTATTCACAGACTTTAGTCCGTGTAGAAAGTGCTCCTGCTGACTTAGGCACATCTAGTTCGTTTACTGGTAAGATTATTAATATATCTAATACAGTAACTTCTGGGGATAGTGCTATTACGGGTGAAGATATTATAGCTGACAATGATAATTGTCAAGTAATTGGTACTTCATTCCAAGAAGGAAGCGGATCACCTGATGTATGGTCTAGCGAAATCGAAGATGATTTCGGCTATACGCAGATCTTTAAAACCGCAGCTGAAATGTCGAATACGGCAATTGCTACTCGTTATCGCGGTTATGCAAACGAATGGGAGCGCATTTGGGCTCTTAAACTTCGTGAGCATAAAGTAGATATTGAGCGAGCATTGCTATTCGGGCAAAGAGCTCGTGTAAGCTCTATTCAATATACCGAAGGTGTTGTTGGACACATTCTAAAGAATGGTAAAGCAATCCTTGGTACTGGCGATATGAGTTACACGGCTGGCGAACCGTATTTTAGGAGTGTAGCTAGTTCAGAGTTGACGTACGATCGTTTGCTTTCAGATATGGAAGTAATGTTCGATCCAGCTCGTGGCGGGGCAAGTGAAAAGTTAGTTCTTGCAGGTCTTCCTGTAATTTCTTTCTTTAACAAACTTGGTTCAAGTTCATTCTTGAGTTCAAGTATGGCTCATAATGCTAATGCTGCTTTGAGTGGTGCTGCTACAACTACTAACCAAGCCCCATATAGAATGGCGTTGGAAGAACGCGCAGGCGCTTTTGGTCATAAAGTATTTACCATTGAAACCGTTCATGGTACAATGCATTTGGTCAAAGAACCGCTATTCCGTGGTATTTCTGCCAACTTTATGGCAATGGTTGATATGAGTAAAGTATCTTACAGGCCATTAGTAGGTAATGGAATTAATCGCGATACATCAATTTTAACTAACGTACAAAACTCTGATGAAGACTTGAGAAAAGACATGGTTCTTACTGAAGCAGGTTTGGAAATTACACTTCCAGAATCTCATGCACTTTATCAAGTAGAACTGTAAGGAGGTTAAAGAATGTATAATAAGTCATTAAATTCTAGTAGCGGAAGCTATAATACTAAAAAGCGTGCAATACAGAATATTGACAATGGCGCTGCTGTATCAAGAACATTAACGGATGCTGAGTCTGGGACTCTATATCTTGTTGATATGTCAGCAGTAGATAACAACGTTGCAATAACTCTGCCAACAGCTTCAGGTTCTGAAGGTGTATGGTATGATTTCTGTTTTACAGTTAATTGTGATGACGATGCAGATTTTTCTGTATCAACTGGTGCTGATGGAACCGATATATACGGTTATATTGTCTGCGGTGCTGCAAACAGTACGGTTGACGATGTTGATGGATTATCAAAAATAACTGTAGATGGTTCAGTGGCACAATCGACAGAAGGAATGAGATTCTCGTTCTTATGCGATGGTACCAATTGGCATCTTAGCGGATACAATGCTACTGCAATTGGAACTGTTCTTATTGTAGAATCTGCTAGTGCTTAATTACCTAAATAGATAAAGGTAAACAGTTTTGGATACTGTGGGGCTATTCGTATAAAGGTTTAGCCCCTAAAATCCTAAAAATTTTAAAATTGGAGATAGTATGGCAGCTTATAACACGATAACAAAAATTATAGTAGGGCAAGTTCCGTCTGGAACAGAAGACAGTGGTACGTCTGGTACATTGTCGGCACAAATTAATGATTTCTGGCAGTCACTAGATAGCACTAGCGGTGCGGTTCAAAGTATGACTGCTGTGCAACTTTCGCCCTATACAATTGCAGTAATTATAGTTTACTTAGGTTAAGATGCCTAAGTGTCAGCATTGCAAAGAATCGAATCCGGAGAATTGGTTCTATTGTAGAGAGTGCGGTAAAAGAGCCTCTGCGCCAAAATTTACAACAAACTCTTGGATGAGAACTGAAGCCGGGAAAAGAACGGATGTAGAGTTTAATACTATTTCTTATGAAGATAGTATTGATAAAATGAATAAAGCCGATAGTCGGTGGAAGGGATTTTAATATGCCTACAGTAAGAAAGAAATCTGGCAAAGTAAAAAAGTATCCATATACTAAAAAAGGTAAAGCTGCAGCTAAAAAAGCTAGTAGAAATAATAGGAGATACTAATAAATGGCAACGTTTAGCGCACAAGTAACAGATTTAGTTGGCACTTTTAGTGACGAAACTGCTTTAGATACGTTTATCACAGAGGGAGCTAATGAAGTTATCAATGCTATGCCTCGCAATATGTTAGAGCGTGTAGCAGAAGAAACACCCGTTACTACTGGTACCACCGCTTCTGAAGGGCATAAAGTACTTCATATGTTGAGAAATGATGGGACAATAGATCAACCGTGTCGTCGTATACCCGCCAGTCAAAGAGGTAGGGTTGCTGATAGCGATGATATGGAATATGCTACCACATCAGATCCAGCATATTATGTTAAAGATGGTAAGTTTAATATTCTTCCAAGTGGTGCTGGTCTTTTAGTTTCTATGCCTACATATAGCCAGACCTCCCCATTAGACGCTAGTGCTATTAGCACTATAACAAATTTCCCAAATGAAGCTGAATATTTAGTTGTTTTATATGCTGCTATAAAAGCATTACAACAAGTTATGAATGGTAAATCATCATCGTTACCGACTGATGTTACTTTACCGTCTGCTCCTGTTGCACCTGAAATTAGTACAGTATCTTATACTGATGCAACAAAT